CACGGCGATGATCTCTACAACGTGACGGCGATAGACCCGATGGGATTCCATCACCGAAGTCTGAAATTCCGATGTGAGAAGGTGAAGCGATGAAGATAAAAGCAGACGATCTTGCTGCAACGGTTGAAAAAACACTCTCCGACTACGTGGATGACGTGAACGATGTCGTGAAGCAGGAAATCAAGGACGCCGGGAAGGAAGCCGCGAAGGAGCTGAAGGAGAAGTCACCCAAGCGTACCGGCAAGTACGCCAAGGGCTGGCGGTCCACAGTGCAGAAAGAGACGGCAGTCGGTGTCGAGGTGGTGGTCCATAACAAGATCTATGGACTGACTCATCTCCTCGAGAAAGGCCATGCCAAGCGTGGTGGTGGCCGGGTCGAGGGCATTCCGCACATTGCCCCGGTCGAAGAAGATATCACAGGCAAGCTGTCCGACGAGATTGAGAAGGAGCTGAAATGATGGACGAGATCATCAACATTCTGGAGGAACTGGGACTCCCCTTTGCCTACGATCACTTTGCGGAGGGAGAAGGACCCGCCCCTCCCTTTCTCTGCTATCGGTGTCCGAACAGCAATAACTTCGCTGCGGACGGGACGGTGTTTTTCCCGATCACGGAAATCGACATCGAGCTCTACACGGATAAGAAAGATCCGGATATAGAGAAGAAACTGGAAGATCTGCTCGTGAAGAACGACGTCTTCTTTGATAAGACAGAGACCTGGATAGACTCCGAGAAGCTCTACGAGGTCCTGTATTCATTTGAACAGGAGGCCTGAAATGGCAAGTAAAAAGAACAAGGTCAAGTACAACCTGAAGAACGTGCACTACGCCATTGCGACGATTGCGGAGGATGGCACGGCCACCTTTGCGGATCCGGTGGCGTGGCCGGGAGCGGTATCTCTTTCGCTCGATGCACAGGGTGATCAGACGATCTTCTGGGCCGACGGCGTGCAGTACTTTGTCACCAATGCAAACAGCGGCTATAACGGTGACTTCGAGTCGGCAATGGTACCGGAAGACTTCCGTGAGAACGTGCTCGGTGAAATCAAGGATGGGAACGGAGTACTGATCGAAGATGCCGACGCCCAGCCGATTCATTTTGCGCTGCTCTTTGAGTTTGACGGCGATGTGAATGAGATCCGTCACGTCATGTATAACTGCACGGCATCGAGACCTTCCGTGGCATCAAGCACCAAGGAGGATTCCATCGAGGTGCAGACCGAGAGCCTGACAATCAACGCAACTTCGATCAAGGATGCGACGCTTGGCAAGAACATCGTCAAGGCCCGCTCCGGTGCGGATACCACAGATGCGACCTACCAGAACTGGTACAGCAAGGTCTACACCCCTGCTGCCATCTCTGCCACATCTTCCGGCAGCTCTTCTACTTCTGCTTCCACAACTTCAAGTACCAGCAAGTGATAAGGAGGAAACGACATGTATCAGGAGATTTCGCTCCGGCTCAATGACGGGTCGGAGCAGAAGTTCCCGTTTCTCGCAACGGGGACCACAGCATACCGCTACAAGCAGGTGTTCCATCAGGATCTCATGATCCTCTTAAACAAGATGGAGAACAGCGAGGACGATCAGACCGATATGACGGTCGGTGACAAGCTGGCATTCATCATGAACGCACAAGCCGAGAAGCGGGACATGAACCATCTGAATGTGGATGCCTTCCTTGACTGGGCAGATCAGTTTGATGGCGCAGAACTCTTCCTGCACATGCAGGATTTCGTCACGCTCTACCTTGGATCGCGGAGGACCACATCAAAACCAAAAAAAGAAGCCGCCCGACAGAACGTGAAGTAAATACTGCCGTGTTCTTGCTTCGGGCAAAGCAGCTGGGTTTCTCTCTTGAGGAACTCGACCAGATGGAAGAAGGCCAGATTATGGACTGCATCATAGAATCCGGTAATGACTTATGCCAGGATGATTATTGTGAAGTAGCAACTCAGGCTGATTTTGACCAGTGGTAAATGTATTTTACCTGTGTTTTTATACCACTTACCGTATTTTATGGGACAGGAATCCGGTTATCCATTAGACTGTAATCAACAAGGAAAGCAGAACTAACGGAAGGAGCAGTTGATGGAGGTTGAAATAAAAATACAGGATTGTCCCAAGCCGCACGTGGTTATTTATACGCACGAAATAACGGAGGAAGTCAAAAGGGTTGCAGATTATGCCCGCGAAAACTCTGATACGTTGATCGGTACTTCAGATAACAAAAGTTATGTGCTGGGTATTGGAGACATTATAAAAGCCGCGGTTGAGAATGACCGGACTTTTCTGTACACACGAAACAAGAGATATGCGTGCGGAAAGCGTCTTTATGAAGTCAAGCAGATACTTGGTAGGACGTTCGTGCAGATATCAAAGTCAGTCATTGTGAAAATATCCGAATGTGAAAGCGTGGAAACAGATTTTGGAGGCATACTGCTTCTGCATCTTAAAAGTGGAGGCAAGGAATATGTTTCAAGGCATTACGTATCGGAGTTTAAAAAGAGCATAGGAATGTGAACGGAGGTGCACCATGGTCAAAAAGGTATTGAAGAGTAGCTTTATCGGAACTGGAGCGGCAGTCATTATCAGCAGCATTGTGATGATGATTATTGACATTGCAAATGGCGGAAGTCTGGATTTTCAAAACTATCAATACACAAAGATGTTTTTTGGGGATTTGATTGTAGGACTTGGTTTTGGTATTCCTTCGCTGATCTATGAAAACGAGAATATTCCCTATCCGATTCAGATTGTCTTCCATATGGGAATCGGATGTGCGGTAATGCTGGTTGTTGCTTTTTCAGTCGGATGGATTCCGTCAGGTGGCGGGGCCCCTGTGATTATTCTGTCGGTAGCCGGAGAAATTGCCGTTGCATTTCTGATACGGAAGGTTATCTTATTGCATTATAAAAAAGAAGCGGAACAGATAAATCGTAAACTTAAAGCGAAACACGAATAAGTTTATTTTGGGATCAAGAATATAAAAGGACATCGGCAGAGAGATCTGTCGGTGTTTTCTTTTTGCCGTTTTTCAGGGAGGTGAAGAGCTATGGCAGACCGCATCAAAGGAATCACAATCGAGCTGGATGGTGATACGACCAAGCTCTCCAATGCCCTAAAGGGTGTGAACAAGGAGATCCGGGACACCCAGAGTAATCTGAAGGACGTGAATAAACTCCTGAAGATGGATCCGGGCAATGCGGATCTTCTGGCACAGAAGCAGAAGTACCTCACCGACGCGATCGACGCGACCAAGAAGAAACTCGCCGAGGAGAAGGAAGCCCTCGCACAACTGAAGGCCGGCCCTCAGACCGAGGAGACGCAGAAACAGCAGGAAGCACTGACCCGGGAGATCGAGGCGACAGAGCAGTCGCTGGAAGGACTCGAGGACGAATATAAGAAGTTCGGCTCCGTTGCCAGCCAGCAGCTTCAGGTCGCCGGTGACAAGATGAAAGAGGTCGGCGGCAAGATCAGCGATGTCGGCGAAGGCCTTACCAAGGGCATCACGGTTCCAGTCGCTGCGGTTGGTGCCGCTTCGGTCGCTGCGTGGAAGGAAGTCGATGAGGCTCTCGATACCGTCACCGAGAAAACCGGTGCAAGCGGTGCCGCGCTCGAAGACATGCAGAAGCGTGCCAAGTCCATTGCGGAGACCATTCCGACGGATTTCCAGACTGCAGGCGATGCCATCGGCGAAGTGAACACGAGATTCGGTCTTACCGGGGATGCACTGGAGGACCTCTCCACGAAGTTCGTGGAGTTTGCCACTATAAACAGCACCGATGTATCTACGTCGGTTGATAACGTGTCTTCAGTCCTCAATGCATTCGGTCAGTCGTCGGATGATGCCGGGAACCTCCTCGATGCCCTGAATCAGGTTGGGCAGGCAACCGGTGTTTCGATGGATACACTCTCGCAGGATCTTGCCAAGAACGCGGCACAGTTCCAGTCGATGGGGCTTACTGCAGAGCAGGCGGCTGGCTTTATGGGAGCTGTCGAGATGTCAGGCCTTGATACCTCGACCATGCTCACTGGTCTTACCAAGGCGCAGAAGGTCGCCACAAAGAACGGCCAGTCCCTCAGTGACGCGCTCAAGGACTTCTCGAAGACGATGGGCAGCAATGCCTCGGATACCGAGAAGCTGCAGGCGGCTTATGACCTGTTCGGCTCCCGTGCCGGTGGCGCAATCTACAACGCGGTACAGAGCGGGAAGCTCTCGCTCAGCGACCTCTCTACCACGCTCGGGGATTACGCGGGGTCGGTGGAGAACACCTTCAATGAAACACTGGATCCGCTCGACCAGATGACGGTTGTGATGAACAACCTGAAGGACCTCGGAGCTGAAATCGTGGATGCGTCTGCACCGATGATCACCGAGGCCATGACGCAGATCAAGGATGTGGTGACGGCGCTGAAAGATGCGTGGGACGGGCTGTCTCCCGGCATACAGGAAGCTATCGTTAAAGCAGCTCTCATTGCAGCTGCCGTAGGGCCGGTTGTCGTCGGTGTCGGCAAGGTGGTCACGGCAGTTGGCGGTATCACCTCGACCCTCGGCACGTTTGTCGGGTTCCTGTCCGGAACGGTAGGACCTGCCATCGCGGCTGTATCCGTTCCAATCCTTCCGATCATCGGGATCATCGCGGCTGTGGTGGCTGCTGTGATTGCGGTCATCGAGATCGTAAAGCACTGGGGAGAAATCTCTGAGTGGTTCGGTGGTGTATGGTCTACGGTCTGCTCTGGTGTACAAAGTATCGGTGCAGGACTCGGGGACTTCTTTTCCGGACTATGGAGCGGCATTCAGTCTGTGACAGAGACTGTCTGGAACGGTATCAGCAGCTTCTTCTCCGGACTGTGGAGCGGAATCAGCACGACGGCAACGACGGTCTTCACCGGCATTTCTGATTTCCTTGGGAATACCTGGACCACAATAAGCTCTACCGCATCGACCGCATGGAGCGGCATTACCACAACGCTCTCCGGTGCATGGGATGGCATCAAGACAACCGCTGGCACTGCTTTTGATACCGTAAAGACTACCATCAGTACGGCATGGGACACGGTCAGGACCAACACCGGCACCGCGTGGGACGCGATTCAGGCATCGGTGGATGAGCACGGCGGCGGCATCAAGGGCGTGATTGGAACTGCGGTCGATGCCTATAAGTCAATCTGGGAGACTGGATTCTCAAAGATCAATGAACTTACAGGTGGGAAGCTCGGCGATGCCCTGTCTTCTGCACAGGGGAAGCTCGGCGAGATTAAGGGAGCGTTCTCCTCGATGATTGATAACGCCAAGAGCATCGTGAGCGGAGGCCTCGACAAGATTTCCTCTTTCTTCTCCGGATGTCATCTGGAACTTCCGAAGATCAAACTCCCGCACTTCTCCATCAGCGGCAAGCTATCCATCGACCCGCCATCGGTTCCGCACCTGTCCGTGGACTGGTACCGAAAGGCCATGGATGATGCCTACATCCTGAACAGCCCGACGATCTTTGGTGCTGCGGGAGGGAGACTCCTTGGCGGTGGCGAGGCAGGTCAGGAAGCTGTGGTCGGCACGGACAAGCTGGCGGAGATTGTACAGGGTGCACTCGCAGGAGTCAGCGGTGGCGACATCATTATCCCGGTCTACATCGGACAGGAACGAATTGATGAGATCGTTGTCCGCGCCACCCAGCGGAGCAACTACCGGTCAGGAGGGCGATGATGTTAAGCGATTATCCAATCTACTTTGACGAGACAAAGCTCTTCACACCGGAAAGCTGGGAAGAGAGCTATTCCGTCGTCGAGAGTACCAACCAGACAGAAGCAGGAACGGATCAGGTGATTGTCACAAGATATGACAAGCTGTCCGTCTCTGCTTCTTTTCAGTGTTCTAGCCGCTGGGCAGCGACCTTTGCCGCGTTTCGGGACAGGGACAGTATTGCCGTGAAGCTCTATGACCTGAAGACACAGGATTATAAGACCCGTACGATGCGGATCCGGAACTTCAAGACCGGCCCGGAGAAGAACTCGGAAAAGACGAAGGGAACGAACGGGCTCTACACGGTGAGCTTTGATCTGGAAGAGTTCTGAGAAAGGAGGCGCTTCATGTACGCCGTAAGTGATGCATATAAGACCGCCATGAAGCAGCCGGTCCAGCGATTCCGTATGACGGGAAAAGTCGGGAGAGTGTCATTTACAGACGACAACATCCTCTCCGGCTCTTTCTCCATCACAAACCAGTGCTCGGATGACTCTTCCGTCCAGATCGGGCAGGTCTATATCGGAGAACTGGATGTGACGCTCATGAACATGAGTATTGCCCGCTACAGCTGGAAGGATCAGGAGATTGCGCCGGTTTTCGGAATGCGGCTTGAAAACGGTAACTTTGAGGACGTGCCGCTTGGCATATTTACGATTGATTCCGCGAAGCATACGGCATCCGGTGTGGTGATCAAGGCCTACGATCACATGGCAAAGCTGGATAAGAACTGCTCCGTCACATCCATCAATGGAACAGCTTACAACCTGATGCTGACGGCCTGTACTGCCTGTGGGCTTACCCTCGGCACCACCAGTGAAGAGTTTGCAGCAATGGCAAACGGATCGGATGAGCTTTCCCTTTACAGTGAGACGGACATTGAGACATGGCGGGATTTCGTTTCCTGGGTTGCCGCATCGATTGCCGCAAATGTGTATGCAGGTCGGGATGGAAAGATCTATGTCCGTGCCTACGATCAGACGGTGGTTGACGAGATTGATACAGAGCACCGGTTTACCGGGTGTGAGTTCTCCGATTTCTCTACCAGATACACCGGCCTCTCCGTCGTGAATATCGACGCAAAAACCACATCTTACTATGCCCTTGATGTGGACGATGGCCTTACCTACAACATCGGCTCGGATCCCTTCCTCCAGTATGGCGTGGATGAGAAGAAGGATGCACAGCGGAAGGCAATTCTTACGGCACTTTCGCAAGTTGATTATGTGCCGTTCAAGGCAGAATTGATCGGAAACCCTGCCTACGACCTCATGGATGTATTCCGCTTTACCGATGGGCTTGCCGATAAAGACAAGCTCTTCTGCATGACGAAGTTCACATTCAACTACAACCAGTCCTTTACGATGCAGGGGGTAGGACAGGACCCGGCTCTGGCATCGGCGAAATCCAAGACGGACAAAAACCTGCAAGGCATCCTCTCCTCAAATGAAAATCAGGACTACATCCGCTATTACGATTACCAGAATGCTGCGGATTATGACATCGCGGATGCGGCAAAGGCAAAGATCATCGATGTCCGCTATATCACCGTAAAGAACACCCACATCGACTTCCACGCGGAGATCAAGCTGACACTCGACACGACCGAGACGGAAACCGACGAACTTCTCTCTGATACCGATGTGGTGATGACTGTCACCTACTACCTGAACGGGGAGGAGGTCAAGGACTACGTCCCGGTGGAAACAATGCCGGATGGGACACATCTTCTGCACCTTCTTTTCACCTGGAACAGTACGGCAAACCTCACCGGGAACTTTGAGGTCTGGCTCTCGATGGTCGGTGGCAGCTGTCATATCGCCCGGGGAGACGCAAGGGCATACATGGCAGGACAGGGTCTTGCAGGAAGCGGCGCATGGGATGGCACAATCACGGTTTACGATACGGTTCCGGAGATGAACCTGTTTCCGGTATACCGTAGTTTTGATGCTTCGGTGATTTTTGATCTGCTTTCGCCAGAGACAGCAGGCATTTCCGACATCGTTCCATCGATGTCTCTTACGAATGTACTGCAGCCAATCGCTGGCACCATTGGCGCGGTGAAGTTCCTGCACCGATTTAACACTCTCCGTCCTTCCGATCTGTCCTATGACAGTGAGAAGATCGAGATCAAAGATGGTGAGTGGAGATTGAAAGACGGAGTAACAATCGCCGAGATGACAACGAAAGACCTTACAGTGGAATCTATCTTACAGGTAACTTCCGTCTGTGACAGTAACAATGTAAACTTCCTCGTCTCCTTTGATCATGGAGTAAACTGGCTGGAATATGCCAATGGCTGGATCACGCCGGATACCTCGAAGGCGTCCTACGGAATGTTTGGCCCGGCAATGGCAGTCATCGATTCAGACAAATGGAATGAGATGCTCAAAGGAACCATACAGATGAAGGTCATCATCCACGAGAAAGGACACATCACGGACCTTCAGATCTATACGAAAGAGGTGGAAGAATGATCAAAGGACATACCAAAATCGAGCTTTTCAATGCGAAGACCGGCGAGCGCGAACTCAAATATGAGAAAGACAATCTTGTCACCAATGCGGTACAGGAGCTGATTGCTTTCCAGACCATGATCGGAAGATCGATGAACGGCAATGTCTTCCCTATCGCGAAGAATGCCCTCGGCGGCATCCTGCTTTTTGATGGAAAGCTTACCGAAGATGTGAACAATACGAACTTCCCGACGGAGGCGAAGCTGGTCGGCTATGCTTCCCGGGATACCAATACCGATGATTCGATGCGCGGTTCCCTAAATGCCATTGAGACGCATAAGACCGATAAAGGCTATGTTTCCGTCTGGGACTTCGGTACCGCGCAGGCAAACGGCACCATCCAGTCAGTGGCCCTGACGAGTGCCTATGCCGGGGTGAATCCCTTCCAGAGACAGCTCTGCGGTGACTTTTATTGTGACATGGATACCATCGAAAACAAAGAACATAACGGGAGACCATTTCTCGTAAAGGATGAGTTTGTGTACTGGCTGAACTCGGATGGTGTCACCGTCCAGCGTGGTCGATTTGACCCGTATGCCGTGAAGGTGGCAGACCAGACTTATGGCTCGTTTACTCTTCCGTATGAGACCGTCGCGACGCTGGAGCTTCCCGACTATAAGAATTTCAGCAACATCGGACCTGCAAAATACTGGATGCCCGGTACTGATGGCTACCTCTATCTCATCACGCAAAACAACCGGGTCAGCAGTTATACCTCTTACGGCAATACCTACTACAACTATTATTACGATGAGGGGAATGAAAAGGATGACGCAAAGCTCTACATCACGAAGTATAAGCTTTCTGATCTGTCTTTCGAGAGGCAACCGGAGGAAGTGATTACGCTGGCCGGGGTACATATGGCTTCGCGGACTGATTACTCCATTGTGCTTAACAAAGGTTACCTCTACGCCAAAGCTTATGATGCACATAGTATCTACATCGTGAACCTGTCCAACACAGTTGATATCAAGATCTTTACCTTCGACAACAGCGGAATTTTCGACGGAATGACGCCGATACTCTACAACGGTGGCGTTCAGTACCAGTATAAGTACCAGAAAGACGGAAACACCTATTACAGGACCGGATTCCTCTATCCGGATGCTTCTCATTCTGAGGAGGCGGTTGACGGAGCTGCAATTGAGATTTCGCCGATCCTGTATTCCGATGGGAAGATCCTCGCAACCTATCATTACGACGGCTATTACGACAATGACCGGATCCGGACGGCGCTCCGATGTGCCTACCTTGGCACGATTAACAACCTGTCCTCTCCGGTCACGAAGAATGCCTCACAGACCATGAAGATCACCTACACACTGACGGATAAGGAGGATGCCTGATGAAGCAGTACGAAGTACCATACAACTTTTCCTATGACTTTATTCCAAAGCTCTCCCGCAGACGAGAGCTTTTTTCGTACATCCGCTGCATCTATCTCCCGGCATGGAAGGAGGATGCAATGAGCACAAGGCAGGACATCGAGACAAGGGAGGAATACCCGAAATCCTATGACGAATACGTCCTGCGCCTGAAATGTCTGCAGCAGCTCGGGCTTCCGCTCTGTGTTCTGATGCAGAGGAATGCCACACTGGATGTGCTGGAGAAGTATTACGGCCTTGGCATCCGGATCTTCACGATCAGTAACGATGCACTTGCGATAGCAGCAAAGAGCAGACATCCGGATCTCTCGGTCACGCTCTCTATTACCAGTGCTTTGACGGAATCAGACTTAAAAAGCCGGGATCTCTCCATGTACGACCATATCGTGCTGTTTTACTGGTTCTCCCGTCATCTTGATGCGGTGAAGACTCTGCCAAACAAGTACCGCTACATCCTGATCCCGAATACGGACTGCTACTGGAACTGCAAGTGGCACGATGCACACTGGTTTGCCACAAACCGGGAAGCAGAAATGGCAGCCACAAGCCAGTGCAGGAAATGCATTCACGACATGAGGGACACCTCGTATATCGAACCGGAGAATCTTTCGTACTTTGATCCGTACATCGACAGTTACAAACTGGTGGACCGCCTCAATACAACCGATCAGATCCTCACCGATCTCGAAAGGTATGCCTCCCGAAATGCCGGTGCACAGAAGCGGGAGGAGGCGTACTTCAATGTCGATTAAGAAGATCCAGTACGGTGGAGTGCATAAGGTGATCCAGCGGCTCTGCGAAGCGGTAAATCAGCTGATCGACAATACAAAAGAGTTCTCCCAGTTTGATGCCGACGGTGATGGAGTCGTGGACAATGCCGCCAAGGTGAACGGCCATACCGTGGCCTGCGATGTTCCCGCAGATGCGGTCTTTACGGATACTGCCTACGATGACTCCGAGTTGAAAACTGCGGTGAAGGCAAACACAGATGCTCTGGGAGGACATACCGTGAAAACGGATGTACCGGAAGGAGCAGTCTTTACGGATACCACCTACACATTTGAACTGAGCGATGGAAAGCTTACGATCCGTTCCTCAGCGGGTACCAAGCAGGTTCTGACTCTGCCGACCTCTGGCTCAGGAGGATCCAGCGGAGATGTCACCGAGGTAACCAAACCTTCCTTCGATCACATCAAAGATGTCGCTGCGGTAACCAAACTTGCCCTTGATGTGGATGATGGAAATGGATTCGTTACCTACAAGGCAAACAGTGCCGTGCATCTCAGCAAGGCTTCCATCGGCAAGAGCGATCCGGATATCCGTCTGAAGGTTGTCGAGGTGCAGCTGTCCGATGGAACCCTGTCGACCGATATGGATACCTACAATGGGTTCCGGTTCTACGCAACGACTGGTAAATGCATCGTGGATAACGGAGACAATGGTACGACAAGCTATCCGGATGCAGACCAGATCGGACATTTCAAGTTTGCTTCCGGGGTGGCCAATGATGAGACGACCCTGATGGCATACAATCAGGCAACGCTCAAGTACAAGTATCTCATGGTGTATGTAGAAGATTAAGGGAGGTGATTCCATTGATAGACTTTATCTTGCGCTACTGGATTCAGGAGCTCTTTGCCCTGATCATAGCCATCATCACATGGCTCTGGCGGACGCTGCTCCGGCGAAAACAGGAGAACGACGAAATCAAAGAAGGAATGATGGCACTGCTGCACGACCGGATCTATCAGGCCTGCAGCTTTTTTATTGCCCGGGGATGGTGCTCTCCGGAAGACCGGAGCAACCTCGAGTACCTGTACAAGCCGTACAAGGCGCTCGGTGGAAACGGCACCGGGGAGTCCCTGTACAAAAAGTGTCTGGAACTGCCGCTTACGGCAGACAAGAAGAAGGAGGTGAAGTAGCTATGGACTTTGGAATCGCAAGTGTGGCGGCAATCACGGTGATCGCGTATCTCATCGGTATTGCCTGCAAGGCGGCTGGCTCCGTGAAGGATGAACTCATCCCGGTGATCTGCGGATGCGTGGGCGCGGTGCTCGGTGTCGCGGGACTGTATCTGATGCCGGATTTCCCGGCAAAGGACGTGATCAATGCCCTTGCCGTTGGCATCGTGTCCGGCCTTGCAGCGACTGGTGTCAACCAGATCTACAAGCAGCTCACAAAGACCAATCCGTGAGAGGAGGTGATCCTCGTATCTCGGCAGTCCCTTCCGTGAATGGGACGTTACTGGCTCTCCGGGCGTTACTGCTCGGAGGGCCTTTCTTATTTTGAAGGAGGAGAAGATCATGAGTGAATTCAAAGGTATTGATGTCAGCCGCTGGCAGGGGCATATCGATTGGGCGAAAGTGAAGGCGGCAGGTATTCAGTTTGCCATTATCAAGGCCGGTGGGTCGGATGCTGGCTTCTACACAGATCCCAGATGGGAAGAAAACTATCGGGGTGCCAAAGCAAACGGTATTGCAATCGGCGCGTATTATTTTGTCGGTCCGGCATGCACTTCTGCAGACGCGGGTAAGGCAGACGCTCAGCGCTTCCTCAGCCAGCTTGCGGGAAAACAGCTCGAGTATCCGGTATATATCGATGTCGAGGCAACAGCTCCGGTAGCAAAGGCTGGTGCGACAGCAGCGGCGATTGCATTCTGCAGAGCGTTGGAAGCTGCCGGATACTTTGCGGGCATCTACAGCTCCACCTATTCCGGATTCCGTGACCGGCTGGACGATTCGAAGCTTACGCCATTCACCCATTGGGTAGCACAGTATGCTTCGAAATGTACCTATGGAGGGGCGTACGGAATCTGGCAGTACTCTTCCACCGGATCCGTAAACGGAATCAGCGGAAACGTCGATATGGATATTTCCTATATCGACTACCCTTCCACCATTAAAACAGGCGGCTTCAACGGATACGCAAAGCAGCAGACTCCTGCTCCGGTATCAGCGCCGATAAGAAAGAGCGTAGATGAAATCGCTCACGAAGTGTTGAGTGGTTCCTGGGGAAACGGTGACGACAGGAAAAACCGTCTTTCTGCTGCCGGATACAGCTACGACTCTGTGCAGGCCAAGGTGAATGAGCTGCTCCACGCTCAGAGTAAGCCGTCCCCTGTCTATTACACCGTCCGGTCTGGCGATACACTTTCCGCAATTGCCCGGAAGTACGGCACAACAATATTCGCGATCCAGAAGCTTAACCCTGCTCTGATCCGGAATGTGAATCAAATCCAAGCGGGATGGAAAATCAGAGTCAAGTAAGAAACTCAGCCAGTTGGAAGCTCTTGTGAGCGGCCTGCTGGCTGTTTTTTTATATACGCATTGTATCCTTTATCTCCAATTCCTGATTTATCGCATCCTAACTTGATCCTGCCAGTCGATCCATCTCCTTCAATCACTTCGACTGCAACCGTGATATTCATTTTCATCTCTACTACCCTCAATATGCCCCTCCTTTTTCTGTTTACCTATGAGAAGAGATCATTGACGGAACAATACCGTTCAGGTCTGTCGTCAATTTGAGGATCTCATCTCCAAGAAACAGTAGGAGGTGGCTGCAAATGACATCCGATCAAAAAAGAAACATATATGAACTACGTACGAAAGGAATGAGCTACGACGCAATAGCTGAAGCCCTCTCCCTTTCCAAGAATACCGTCAAGTCCTACTGCCGTAGAAACGGCCTCGCTGGAAAACGTGTTCCGTCGCAGGAAACGCCAAACAAACCCACAGAATTCTGTCCGAACTGCGGAAAACCGGTCCGGCAGATTCCGGGAAGAAAACATATCCGCTTCTGCAGCAGTGCCTGCCGTCAGGAATGGTGGAACAGCCATCTGGACCAGGTGCATCGGAAAGCGGTATATGACTTCACCTGCGCATGCTGCGGCAGACCGTTCTCTGCCTACGGCAATGCGCACCGGAAATACTGCTCCCACGCCTGCTATATCAAGGCAAGATTCAAAGGAGGCGTTGATGATGAGTAAAGAGAAATTCGAGGCCGAGCGCCGCTATCAGGCGAGTCTCACTGTGGCAAAGGCACTCCTCTCTTCCGGTACGATCACCAAGGAAGAGTACGATGAAATTGATACAATTCTGCTCCGAAAATACAGGCCATCTTTGGGTAGTTTATTCTCAGATAATGGTTGATACCATCGGCGGTTCAGAGCGATGAATAGACACGGAAAGGAGCTGATTTCATGAAGAAAATAACAGAAATCAAAAAATCGAAACCGGTCCTTCCGGAACGGAAAAAGGTCGCGGCTTACTGCCGTGTGTCCATGGAAACAGAGCGGCTGCACCATTCCCTCTCGGCTCAGGTATCCCGTTACAGCGAGCTGATCCAGAGCAATCCGCAGTGGGAGTTCGCAGGGATTTACGCCGACGAAGGCATCAGCGGAACCAATGCTGAAAAACGTCCGGATTTCATGCGGCTGATCGCTGACTGCGATGCCGGAAAGATCGACATTGTTCTTACCAAGAGCATCAGCCGTTTTGCCAGAAACACCGTTGATCTTCTGCAAACGGTCCGGCATCTGAAAGACATCGGTGTCGAGGTCCGGTTTGAAAAGGAAAACATCCGGTCACTCTCTGATGATGGAGAGCTCATGCTTACCCTGCTTGCGTCGTTTGCGCAGGAAGAAAGCCGCAGCATATCGGAAAATATAAAATGGGGAATCCGCAAGCGCTTTGAACAGGGAGAACCACATTCATCCCCACGGACTTATGGATATGCCTGGAAAGAGAAAAAGCTGATCGTAATTCCTGAAGAGGCGGAAGTAGTCCGAAGAATCTACCGTGAATACCTTTCCGGAAAAAGCAAGCGAAGTATTTATACCGATCTTAATAAGGACAGCATCATAGCCGCCAACGGAGAAAGCTGGAGTGCGACAAGTATCTCAAATGTCCTCAGAAACGTCACCTACACAGGAACCATGATCCTTCAGAAAACCTATTCTCCCGATTTCAAATCACATGAAAGCCGCCCTAACAATGGCGAGCTTACGAAATATGTCATTGAAAACGATCACGAAGCAATAATCGATAAGGAAACCTTTGAAGCGGTGCAGGAAGAACAAAAGCGTCGCAGCAAGGCAGGTATACACGGCATTCCCGGCATAAACACATGCTGCTTTACTTCCAAACTCAAATGCGGAATATGCGGAACAAGCTATGTGCATCAGCTGGTTAAAAGAAAACCGCCCGCGTCTCCCCTTGCCTACTGGATCTGCGGACGCAAGGTTCACAGTGATCAAACGTGTCCGGATTCCGAATGGGTTCCTCAAAGAGCTCTTGAAAATACCTGTGCTGAAGTTCTAGGGACAACTGAATTTGACGAGGACTCCTTTCTCCAGAACGTTGACTGGATCGAAGTTCAAAAAAACCATACCCTGGTCTTTCACATGATGGACGGACAGCTTATCACCCGGCAATGGACATCAGACGCGCATCAGGATTACTGGACTGATGAGAATCGTGCCATGTGGTCTGAACGTATGAGAACACGAAGCTGCCGTATGCATTTCAAAGATTCCTCTGCTTTCACTACATTTATCCGCTGTGGCTTATGCGGAAACAATTACCGCGTCCATTCTTTCACCTGCAAGGACGGAACTGTACGAAGAATATGGGGTTGTCCTCACAACCGGAACTGCAGAAACTCCAAAATGGAAGAAGGCACAATGAAACAGCTGGTCTGTGATGTTCTTGATCTGCCGGAGTTTAGCGAGGATGCAATGAATGAGGCGATAAATTACGCGACGATAAATCACTGGTCGATCACTTTTCACTTCCGGGATGGTCACGAGATAACAAGGAAATACAAGCATGAAAAATACAGGAGCAATAAGTCATGAGCAAACAGATCACCAAAATACCAGCGATCCTCAAGCCTCATACCAGTGAACTGATCGGTGAAAACAAGCGCCGGCGGGTTGCCGCCTACGCCCGGGTCTCGACCGATCACGACGAGCAGTTCACGAGCTATGAGGCTCAGATCGATTACTACACGAAATACATCAAAGGCCGTGATGACTGGGAATTCGTCAACGTTTACACGGATGAAGGCATCACCGGAACAAGCACCAAGCACCGTGAAGGTTTCAAGCAGATGGTCGCGGACGCGCTTGACGGCAAGATTGATCTTATCGTCACGAAGTCCGTCAGCCGGTTCGCCCGGAACACTGTCGACAGCCTTACTACGATCCGGGAACTCAAGGAAAAAGGTGTCGAGTGCTATTTCGAGAAAGAGAACATCTGGACCTTCGACGGTAAGGGAGAACTTCTCATCACGATCATGTCCTCGCTCGCCCAGGAAGAAAGCCGCAGCATCTCTGAAAACTGCACATGGGGCCAAAGAAAGCGGTTCGCCGACGGCAAGGTGTCAGTTCCGTTCAAGAGTTTTCTTGGTTACGACCGTGGGCAGGATGGCAGTCTGGTTGTAAATCAGGAACAGGCCGGACTTGTAAAGCGGATCTACCGGATGTTCATGGAAGGAATGACGCCGTATGGAATCGCGTCGAAACTGACGGATGAGGGGATCCCCTCTCCGACAGGTAAGAAGCAGTGGCCATCGGGAACAGTGAAAGCCATACTCTCCAATGAGAAATACAAGGGCGACGCCCTTCTGCAGAAATCCTTTACCGTCGACTTTCTTACCAAAAAGAAAAAGGTCAACGAGGGAGAGGTCCCACAGTACTACGTGGAACAGGATCACGAAGCAATCATCGACCCGGAAATCTTCGACAAGGTGCAGGACGAACTGAAACGCCGCTGCCCGGGCAGGAACCGCCACAGCGGCGTGCATGTTTTTTCCGGCAAGATCAAATGCGGGCAGTGCGGAAGCTGGTACGGCTCCAAGGTCTGGCATTCCAACGACAAATACCGCCGGATGATCTGGCGGTGCAATCACAAGTACGACGGCAGAGAGAAATGCACGACTCCGGTCCTTACGGATGATGAGATCAAGGGAAAATACATCTCGGCGGTGAACACACTGTTCAAAGACAAGGAGTCCATACTCTCCGACTTCGAGGAGATCCTCGCCGGACCGCTCTACAGCACTGACGCCCTCAAGGAAAAAGAACGTGAATACGAGGACGAGATGAACGTTGCCGCCGACCTTGTCCAGAAAGAGATCCGGCAGAACGCCGTTGCTCCGCAGGATCAGGAAGCATATCAGAAACGATACGACTCCCTTACCGAGCGCTTCAACACGGCGAAGAAGAACCTCACGGAAGTCGAGAACGAGATCTCCAGAAAGGAGCTTGCACGCTCATCGATCCGGCAGTTCCTTGACACCCTGCGGAAGCAGACTGACCTGGTGACGGAATTCGACGCGGCACAGTTCCAGAGCCTTGTCGATTTCATCACGGTCTACAGCAAGGACGACATCCGGGTCACCTTCCGGAACGGAATGGAAATCAAGGCCTGAAATCAAATATCCATAGAACAAAATGCGCCACCTACGGTACAACCGGAGGTGACGTTTTTTTCGTTCTGCAGCAATTCGCTTCTTCTTTTCGTCAGACTTCGTCATTATCTGCTTCTGGATCTACCTCTTGTCCGGGATGCATACTGACAGCACCCTTGGCCTGTAAATTGGCAAGATTCTCCAGCATGATCTTTCCGATCTCAGTCGGATCATAATTGCACGCGGAACAAATGAGCCGCAGGCCATCTGGTGTCAACATACGGCCATGATCACGGTCATAGATCAGCCTGCGGTATTCTTCGTACTGCTTGTTAGTAATCTTCTGCATTGCCGCTCCTTTCTTCAGCAGTGTGCAAATGCCTTTATGGCATAAATCGCAACAACAGACGCAGGTAAGGATATCAGTACCGCCGCTGCAGGCCATCCCTCCAAACTGAAACTCACTGTCGAATGCTTTGCAAGTTCCGGTGCTCCCATCGTTAAGTTCTCAATTCCGTTCTCCATGCTTCGTTCCTTTCTCCGCTTACTATCTGCGGTCACACAATTTTCCTTTGCTTTATTCACCGATATCATTCAGAATTGCCAGGATTCGGCTGATACTGTCCATTGCTTCTTCATCTGAGCGTTCCAGAAGTTTGGCAAACCTTCTCACTGCTTCCAAGCGGTCAACAACCGACATTTCTTCTGTCTTGACCTCAGGAGAAGGAATTTCCGTATATACCAAAAGTCGATTACCAACCAAGTGGTCATTGTATCTGCCGTTGCATTTTTTAATAAGGTAGGCAGAGATGCCGCGCAGATGGTTCCCAATAGCAAAGGTCGAAGCAAGATCTGTCGGAACCCTCACTTCCAGGATAACGCTGTCTCCAACCAACATCGGTACTTCAAGCTGGACATCATAACGCGAGTACAGATTCAGCGATGCGCTTTCTGTAGCGTCACGGATGTCACGTAAGCAGTCCTCTGCCCTAATGCTCGAATCGGCAAATTCTATCTGCACGAACTTCGATATCATTTTCATGCAATCCTTTCCTTTCGTATCTACACTCAGCGTAAGTAGTAGTTCTGATGTTAGAATAGTACCGGCTGTGTCACTTGTCAATTACTATCGGCGAAAATTGTAATACGGATGGACATAAAAAAATCGGGCTGATACCCGACGTCTACACTTGCACCCTAATTTTTGACCTTGCACCCTTTTTTCACGCACACATTTTTAAAGCGTTAAATTGTATCATTTTCGGTAGGAAGATTTCCCTGTTGTCCTCCGTTTCGCTCATATCCATATTGGTGAAGAGGTCAACAACGTCGCCTAATACCTGTTTATCCAGATCCGGGCTGGCATAGTTTTTAGGAAGGACATTTTTGAGTTTCTTATTGTCATCTTCAATTGCCCGCATAGCGTTGTCGATTACAGTGCCAATCTCCGGTTTATGGGCTGCAGCGGCAATCTTATCCCAGCGGGCATCCTCTGGAACAAAGAATACATTATCTTCCAGATAGGCATCCGGATCATCTTCGAATCCATCTCCCTCCGCAACAAGCTGCTTGTATTTTTTATCAAATGCCGTTGAAACATATTTCAAAAAAATAAGTCCGATGATGACATTTCTGTATTCCGCTGCCGGGATATGTCCCCACAGGACACATGCCGCGTCCCATATCTGTTTTTCGAAGCCAATATTGGCGGTGTTCTTGTCAGCCATTTTCTTTATCCTCCGTCATTTCCATAATGTCGCTCACGTCGCAATGTAGAGCGGAACATATTTTTTCTATGATCTCTGTATTTACATTTTCATTTTTCCCTAATTTCGTGATAGAAGTGGAGCTAATGCCTGCCAGCTGCTGCAAGTCTTTTTTCTTCATGTCCTTATCAATTAATAGCTTCCAAAGTTTCTTGTAGCTAAGGCCCATGCGATACCTCTCTTTCTAATCAAGCTCTTCACTAATAATGCAAAAAACCTACATTTTATTATAGTTATTCGTGCTTGCGATTTCAATGAAAAATCGTGTGAACGCGTGATTATCATCTTTAATGCTTGATTAGGTTTCGCTTTTCACTCTGTTTTGACTGTTTCCGCTGAGTTGTAATCCGAGACGCCAGTTTGTAAGACGAGATGCTTGTTTGTAAATTGAAAAGTACATATTTGTAAACGAAACGCCACTTTTGTACACAAGATGCCAGTTTTGTAAACGAGATGCTTCGTTTGTACACGAGACGCAGCCTGTTCAGAGCCGCTCTTTTCGTATATGATGATCTTGACAGGCATGCCAATAGGAGGTCGACTCCCTCTCGATTTTTTTGTAATCGGAGAATCCACCCCTGCTTTGGCTAGTACTACATAAATTAAATAAATGATACAATTGTTGCTACTCATAGCGTATAATAGAGACTAAGAAAGAGAGGCCTCTATTATGTCCAGAGCTGCAACCATGTTAGCCCTTAAAGATGGTGATC